CCCCCTGCGAGGCCCTTAAAATGAATACATACCGTGCTATTCATCGCGGCTAGCTATCTCGTAAATGAGGCCTGCGAGGCTTGCAAAGACGCAGAATGCTGGGAGGCCGAACACTAGCGGCCATGTATGCGGTAAAAACTCAATGCCGTTTATGATTATTGAATCCATGATTAAGATTTCCTTTAATTTAAGACTATTAGTGAATTTTATAGCTAACATGGGCGACATTAGCAGACCAACAAGCGCGGCAATCGCCACAGCTGCCACCTTGCTCACTCGCTGGGCATTGTTGACCACGGCCTCCATTGTCAGGCGTGTGTACTCCGCTAGTATTGCCTTGGTGTTTGTTATTGGTCTGGTTTACCATGTCATCGGATACCCGAACAACGGCATTAGATAGGCCTAACAATGGGCCAGCATTGCGAGCTTCGCGTGTTGGTATCCAGTGTTTAACGTGTGGTGTGAGGCGGATAGCTTCGGCCACTAGTTCGGCATAGTCGGTGCTGAATAGGTCACCAGCACTGTGCCACCTAAAATGAGTCTCTTTAGCCATGGCAATAACAAAGGCTTTTAGCCATAAGTCTGCTACGTGGTTAGACTCTAGAGCCAGCTTGATGGTTGCCCAACGTCTAGCCTTTGCCGTCTTGGCGGGCCTCATTGCATCATGTCCCTTTGTTGCATAGCAGCCGCTGCAAACTGTACCCGCTATCTGTGCCAGCTTGTCACCCCTAGGGCATGATTCACGGGCTGGGATTGCTAAGGTATAGGCTGGCACCTTGCGGTTACTGGATAGTCCAATAAATGCCCTTGCTTGTGATGGGCCTCGCTTAGTCCCGATGATAAATTCAATGGCGCTCTTTTGGATGCCGCTTGTTGCCTCATTGAATAGGCCAATAGCTTCGGCGGTTTGAGTCATTGTGGTGCTTGTTATCATATTCATGGTCTGTTTTCCTTTTATTGGTTATTGATTATTTAATGTCAGCTTTCATTGAGCCATCACAAGCCACGAGGACACTCGCAAGAGTCTTAACAGCTTTCAATGTGGCCTTAATACTGAACGTGTCCATTTTATAAGGATTGTAGGTAAGGGCCGTGGTGGCCTTGCTACCGTCTTCGCTTGTTTGGCATGGTTCAAAAGAACGGCCTTTCAATGGCTCAAAGTTGGTGAAAGATGCAATAGCACCTTCTAGGTAAGCGTGTACGTTTTTCCGTTTCTCTTTAAGAACACGATTGCGGCCACCTTGCAGAACAACACATTTAACTGCAGTTTGTTCAGTGTGTGGCACTAGGTACACGGCATCCGCATATCCAACCACTAGGTTAGTCTTTTTGTCTTGAATGCTGATTTTGCCATTGTTCAAGTTACGGTAGATTCGCACTAGGTTTGCTTGTTTGGTTTGCATTAGCATGATGTTTGCCTCTTTTATATGGTTTAACTGTTAGCGATATCTTGAACGTATTCAGCACGGTCACTAGCATCAGTCAACATACGCTTTAGTACTGCCATCATGTTGTCGCTACCTACATACTTCACCCATTGGGCGTGGTCGTAACATTCGATGAAGTAATCCATACCATAGTCATAATTTGATTCAGCGAAATCTTGAGCTATCTTGATAATTGTTGCTGTATTCATAGTCTGGTATTCCTTTTATGCTTTGTTTGAACGGTTGTAAAAATCTTCGATGGCTGAATTTTCATCGTCACCGTGATAATGGCCATAATAAAACGCTGGCTCATTCACGTTGTATTTCCACGTTACATATTCACAAATGTTCCACTTGGCATATACCACCGCCTCATCGTCGCTATTGAAAGCAAAGCTAATCATTCGCGCCCCTTTGCTATCCAGTAAAGCAGATAGCTCTGCAAATATGGTTGCGCCTGTTTTGTTGTTGTTAGTAGTCATAATGTTCACCTTTAATTTCAGTTGGTCTCTTTGTTGGGACTATATGAGGGTAAAAACCCCCCTTTTCCCGTTTGGGGTCTTGAGTATACAAAAACCTAATCTTAATAACAACTACCATTTGAGAATATATTGAATTCAATTCTATTCTAGTAGTTGGTTAGTAGATGGCTATTGGTTTCTAAAGGGAGCTAAAGGAAAAACAAAAACCTATAATCCCCTATATATTCCCAAAACAAAGCACCATAGAACCTTTAGCTATATAGTAGTCACCATTAGTCAGCAATAAAGTCTTAATGATATCAATAAGAGGTGCAACACCTCCCCACAATGCAGCCAGCATGGGCGATGCCTGCGCACGTGGACAAAACAGAGGACACCCCCGTGCCACCCTTCGATTCTTTAGCGAGCCTAGGGGCCCCCACGCGGGGGTAATCGCCTGGCCCGTGTATCGTATATAGGACCACAGATTTTTAATTCAAATTATTTCCCAGAGAACCATTAGCCAACTACCGACCAACTACCGACCAACCACCGACCACCATATAGCGGATGAATAAAAAAAAGCCTTCTGCTTTCACTGGACATAACATCATCTAGTGTAAACAAAAGGCTTAGTAGTGGTAGAGCATATAGATAGCTTAGGGATACCTATACTTATATCTTAGGGGAGGTATCAATGGAGGTAATAACGTAGAGATAACTTTGAGGCATACTATAGATACTCTAGGAGGGGATGCCATATCTAACACCCCTATAGTGCTACACTTGCTTTTACCCCTCTAAAACCATACATTTCCACTAGATTTAGAAGTACCTGTAGCACTCTCCATGAACCTACTAATCTCCTCATTGAAAGCATCAAGCTTCTGTTGGGCAGCTATAGACTCCGAGTCTGCATCCATCTGTTCAGTCCAATAGTTAACAGCCATTGCTAGTGCCTCTAATCTATCGTCATGGATGATTGCTCCTCTATCCTTAGTCAGCCTAGTCATCTGATAGAACAGACTATAGGAAGGCTCTGGGGCTGTCTCGTAGTCTTCCTTAATCAGCTTCTCATCAATGATAAGTCTATGCTGCATCATCACAGGTTCAAGCGTATCGATGATACGTACTTCCTTCTGTGTGTTATGTCGGACTTCCTCAATGGACACAGGGTAAGCCTTGTTCACGAATGGAGCTAACAGCTTGGAGAACATACCGTCACCAAAGTTACTCTCCACCACAATCATGCTGACCTTCTCTACCTTCGCTAGGTTCGCTAGTTTCTGTAGAGTGAGGTCATCATAGCCACCCTTGAAGCCACCACATTGGGTAGCATAGAGATAACCATTCAACATCTTAACGACTGCATAGGCTGTCTCGTCCTTACCACGACCAGAAGGGTCAATGGCTAGTACAGCCCCTGTGAACTCATACATCTCATCAGAGAACCACATGGGTCTATAGAACTTGTCACCAGTGAAGCCTACGACAGGTACGTCTTGGACAATCTGTGCAGGGCCAGCAGCCCACGCTAAGTCAGCCCAACCCTTCCTAGGGTTAAGGTTAGCAATACATAGGTCAGCCAGCTTCAATGGGTACTTATCAGCATCAGAGAGCGTTGTGTCCAGCATGAATTGCAGGGCAAATCCAGCCTTACCATAGGAAGCTTCACGCTCCATTAGGTCTTGCTTAGTGAATCTATCAGGCTCTGTAGGCATACCCGCCTGAGAGTCCCTACGATGCTCTATGAAGGGTGCTAATCTTCCTTGATACATTGCCGCTTGCTTGTCCGTAGGGTAGCGAGAGGGCCATATACGAATCTCATAGCCACGTTCAGGTAGTAGGTTATAAATGGACATCTCAGTCTGTGGAGTACCGAGGTAAATAACACGTCCATTAGGCTTTAATACAGCGTCAAACTCTTTGATTGCTTCAGATAACTTGTCACGCATAGTCTGAGTGGCAGAGTTGTTTGAAACTTCCACGTCATCTGCAATTATAGTGTTCGCACGGGAACCTGTAAGCTGTCCATTGATACCTACGGACTTAACCGAGGGGGAATGGTCAGGCAATGCAGGGCCTACATCGAATGCTATTACAGAATCACGTTGACCATTCTTGGTACGTAGGTGTGTAAGCAGTTCAATTTCATTAATGAGTCGTTTAGTAAAGGTAGAGAAGGCATCAGCACGTTCTTTAGAGGCTGAGACTACTAAGACCTTGTGTTGAGGGTCACAATACAGAAGCCACACCACGTAAGCGGACGTAATCCAGGACTTACCAATACCACGGAAGGCTTCCACCACGCAGCGCCTAGGGCCTACTTGGAGATAACTTCCCATGTCGTATTGAATAGGTGTGGGGTCTGGTAAATTGAGGGTCTTCCATACGATGTAAAGGAACTTACGGAAGTCTTGTTTGATAGGGTCTTTAGTTACGACAGGTTGTGCCATAGGCTACCTTGAATGTTAGTGATTGAGGGGGAGTTCGTCTTCATCAAAGTCGGGAAGAGCGTGTATAAGATTGTCCAGAGGGTTACCTTGGGTAGGTACACCATCTACGCCATTGTCTTTAAGGAACTGACGGGCTACGTTGAGGATACTCGCTGTAGTTTCACCAGCCATGACTTGGCCTAGCAATTGGGTAGCTAACTCTTCATGGAGTTGCGACATTATTTCTTCTAAGCGTTTATTGCTCATCGTGTTAGTCCTTTAGCTTTCTCGTAGGAGCGCATACCGCCTAAGCCAAGTAATGCCATAACGAGAGTTGTGAGTTCTGCTGCTTGAATAGCTGGAAGTTCTGCAGGAAGTGCATAGAATGCGTTGATAAGTCCAGCAAAGGGCAGGATAAGGAACTGGTAACCAAGACCAATTGCACATACCCAGCCTATTGCAGGCCTCCAACCAGCCACAAACACAGAGCGATGCTTCGCACCTTCGATGTTAGCCATCGCTTGTAGGTTGTGAGGTTTCTGGAGGAGTTCAG